TGCTCCATCTGAGCAACGATCCGTCCCTCGGGGGAGTCCGGCGTGTAGCCCTGGTAGGCATCTACAACGCCCCGCAGTTTCTCGGCCAGGTTCTTAAACCAGTCCCGGACCTTCTCCCAAAGGGTCTTGTCCTGCTGCTTGAGCTCCGCCATGAAGGAGGCTGCGTCGCCCTGGGTCAGCATCGTCTCCATAGAGTCCGCCACCACTTCCTCAAAAGCGATGTCCCGGTCGATGGTCCTGCCGTTTTTCTCCGCCTTGGCGATCTGGTTGTCGATCAGGTCCCTTACGGATACACCCTGCTCAGCGTACCGGTCAACCAGCAGGTTCGCCAGCTTTCGGAATTTCACCGGGCTCCACTGCTTGATAAAATGGGTCAGCTCATGGGCCGCCGTAAACATCATGGTTCCCTGGCCGAAGTTGCCGGCATTCAGGTCAATGTGGATCGCTCCGGTCTCGGTGTCATACCATCCGTTGGGAGCGCTCTTAACCTTGCCGCTACGGTCCTGGTAGACCCGCTTGCCGCCGTCCTCGTAGCTCTCGTAAATGTAGATATCTACGCCCAGCGCCTTGCTGAGGCTCTCCAGCGCCCCCAGAGAGGCTTCCTGGGTCTTGCTGAAGGTTCTGCCGTTCCGCTCAAAATGGAAGGTTCCCTGCCGGTTGCCCTTTGCCTGACGGCCCCGTGCCTGGGTCACAGCCTGCTTCGCCGTAGCTTTGTAGTCGCCGCGCTTGCGTCCCTGGCTGAAGATAATGCTGCGAACGCCCACACCCAGCTTTCCGGCAAGCTCATAGGTTCCCAGCTGCCGCTCCGCCACCTGACCGCTGACGCCCAGGTCATAGGTCTGCCGCAGCGCTGCCGCGTAGTCAGAGGCGCTCATGCCGTCCTCCGCTGCCTTGCGGTAATCTTCCAGAATGTTGTTGGCGTTTCTGGTGCTGCCCGCAACCTCCGCAACGGTCTCATAGAGCATCGCCTCGTCGATATCCCCATAGCTGACATCTTCCGCCTTGATGGTTTTTCCGCCGCCGATATCCAGCGTGGCGTCGCTTCCAACGGATGTAAAGCCCTTGATGGTGATCTTCCTGCCAGTCTCGGCGCTGACCGTCTCGCCGCCCTCGCTGACGCTGTAGCCGCTTTCCTTTTCTTCGGGAGCAACTGTAGCCGTCTCGCTTTTCGCCTTTGCAGCAGCCACGCCCAGCTCGTAGGCAATCTTCCCCTGGGCTTCGGAGAGGCTCAGTTTGCCGATGTATTCCCGGTTGCCGTTGTTTCTGCCGATCTCCCATGCGGTATTGAAGTCGCTGGCGTACCGGTAAACATCCTGCTTCGGGTCATAGGCAGCCATAAAGGCGTCCCGCTGGCCCTCATACTTCTGTCCCAGTTCGTAAAGCTGTCCGGAAGCATCCAGCGCAGTGTTCCGGTCCATTCCCAGGCTCTGCAGCCGCTCCGTGGAGGTTTTGATCTGCTGAGGAAGGGCATTGTACTGCATTCTGGATGTGATAGCCCCCACAGCGCTGTAGCCTCCCGAACTCAGTCCGCCGCTGGCAGCGCCGCCGACGATATCCCAGCCGATGTCCACCATCATGTCCGCCAGTGCCTTGCGATAAGCCTCCCGCTCGGAAAGGCCCTGGGCCTCATATTCCGCAGCCGCCTGCATGAGAGCGGACTTGTCCGCCATGATGATTCCGTCGGCAATGTTGTTGGCAACGGAGGTAAAGCCTTCGCCCAGACCCTCGGTGATGGCCTGATTGGTCACCGCCTTGATCCAGTTGGGGTCGCCCTTCAGCAGGTTATCCACCTCGATGTACTCAAACAGCGCCTCAAACGCACCGTTCCACAGTCCCATGGAAAGCGCCTGCTCATCCGTTGCGCCCCGCTCCAGAGCGTCCAGCACACCGCTGGTGGCTGCGGAGGAGGAAAGCAGTGCGGTCGCTACGGCGGGATTGCCGGTCAGTGCCGCAACCCTGCTGTCGATGGCGCTCATGCCCAGCTGGTAAACGTCCGCCAGACCTCTGCCGTTCAGGATGGTGCTGAGTACCGGGTGCTTCTTTTCGTCCAGCTGGATGGTGCCGGTAGCGTCCGTGATCATTCCCGCAGTGGTTCCACGGACAGCCTCCGTGCCTTTGGAGAGCATCATGCCGGGGTTATTGTAATTGATCGGTCTGTATTCTCCGGTAATGTCCTGCATAAGATGCTGTGCGCCAACATCCAGTGCGCCAATACCGCTGATCAGGTTCAGGGGAACAGAAGCGGCGCTTCCCAGGAAAGCCGTACCGGCGTTTCTTCCGGTAAAGTCCGTAAGAGACTGGGCAAACTCATCCGTTCTTCTGCTGTCCAGCTGAGGCTTCAGGTAATCGATGTATTCCTCCGCCGCGTTTTTTCCCTGGGTCTGGTAGAGGTAGTTGAAGGTTTTGACCTCTTCCTCCGTCATCCGCTCATACTGGGTGTTGTACAGCACCGGGAATACGCCAAGAATGTCGGCAATGACATCCCGGGCATCCTGCTGCTGATTAACCCCACGGAAGTCTGCGCCCACGCCGCTGTTGGTAAACTGGGACATCAGCTCAAAATCCTCATTCTGAGGAATGCTTCTGTACTCCCGGTCATGCTCCAGCTGCCATTTCTGCCGCTTCAGCTCCTCGATCCGGTTGTTGACGTCCGCAGCGCTTTCCAGCCCCATCTCCTGAAGCCGTCCGGCCTCCTGATTCATGGGATCATCCGCAAGGCTTTCCGCCAGCTTTTCCAGCTTGTAAAGCTCCGTGTTGATATCGCCCAGGGCAATGCTGTAGTCCTGCTCGGTCATCTGGGTGGGGGCATACTGCTGAAGCCATGCTTTTTCCGCGTCGGTTTCCGCATTCGCCATAGCCTGGTTCAGGTCATAGTAGCTCATTCCGGCGTATTTATTCTGCCAGCCCTGGATGCGCTCATTCTGCCGCAGACCCTTCTGGAATTCCACAGCCTCGTCAAGATCCGAAGACCTTGTTTTCCACGCTTCCCTCACCGCCTCGGCGTTATCGCCGTAAATGCTCTGAAGGCCGGCGTACCGTGCCTTCATCCGCTCCTGATCCTCGGGGGAGTAAAGGCTCATGGAGAAGTTCAGGTCATACTCCAGGTCCTCCATCTCCTTGATGGCGTCCTCAGCAGACATAACCCACCACCGCTCGGAATCAGTGTCCAGATTAGCAAGGTAGTTGTTGCGCTCCTGCTCTTTTTCCTTCTTGAGCTGCCCGTACAGTGCGCCGGTGCCAAGAAGTCCGCCGGAAAGCGCATTATCGGCTCCGCCAAGACCCATATTCCGCTTGTTGATCTGCGCCTTCTCTTCAGGCGTCGGAATGTATACAGACCTTTTGGCAGTCAAATCATATCCTCGTTCATTGACAAGGTCCCGAAATTTGCCCATCTTGCCTCCTTTTATCCCTTAGCCTTGCTGGGGCCGCCCGTAGTAATCCAATTGAGAATAGCTGCGGCATCAGCATCAGGAAAACCGTCTGCCCTGGCAGCATTTAAGATTTCATTGACCTTCGCTGTTTTGGTAGCAATATCAGCACTTGACCACGCCTCCCACGCCTGCGCAGCCGCTTCGGCCACATCACCATACATAGGCACATCTCCGTAGTCGTCTCCCGTTCTGCTGTAATCCGTGCCGTGCTCCGCGTCATATAGTCGATTTCCTCGTCCGCCGCCCTCGCCCTTGAGGTTTACGTTGTATTCAGCGGCAGCATCTCGATAGTCACTATTTACCCTGTTGAGTTTTACGGTACCGTCAGCATGGAACCAGTCGCTTGCCTTCCATCCGCTGTCTCCGCCAGATCCGTCGAGCAGACCGGGATACATAGCATCGATATACTCCCTGCTCAGGCCGGACTGTGCGATCATCTCATCGCTGGGCATCACGCCAGCCGCCAGCATTTCCATCACCTGGGGCTGCACCAGCGCCATCTGGTCCTGATATTTGCCGTAATCGTCCGCCGCCATATCCTGCAGCATACCGTATTCCTGGAGCATGGCATCGCCGGTCTGGATGTAGTTCTGCAGCGCCATGTTGTAAAGGTCCGGCAGCTGGTCATTGAGCCCCTGCAGATAGCCCTGGTAAGCCTGCTGGCCCACGCCCTGAGCGTAGGAGTTGCCGTAGCCGCCGGTCAGCTGCGCTGCCTGACCCATGGTATCCATCATGGCCAGCTTTCCCCCGGTGATGTACTGGTCCTTCAGCGCCTGATACATGGCGTCGCTGTCCACGTCATACTGGAAGGGCTGCCGGTTGCTGATATTCTGGTACAGTTCCTGAATCTGCCCCGCGTAGGGATTCACATAGCCGCCCAGCGTAGCGGCGCCCATGCCGTCGCTGTCGGTACCGATCTCCTCCGGAAGCGCGGCATCCTTTTCCATTTCAAGGTCATCTTTCCTGGTCATAGATTACTCCTCCTTTTTTGTATTCTTCTCCAGCTGCTGAAGCTGGTAATTCAGCTGGTCGATCAGCTGGTAGAGATAGCTTTTCAGCTGTGCCACCTGACCCGCCGGGTCCGGGGCTGTGATTTTCGGATAAGGCAAATTCATCATGATCTGGCACTCCCTTGCATTATGGATTTTGTGATGGAGTAGACCTTCGCCGGTCCGTCTCCGCTGATCCGCAGCTGCATATAGTCACAGCGTCTGGGCTTGACGGGAATATCGAAGCTCTTCAGCTCCGAGCTTCTCAGTGCGTAAAGCGGCTGCCATTCGTCGCTCTGGTTGTACTTGGCAAAGAGTCTGACCTCCGTGCCGCTTTCCAGGCTCATGCGGATGGTCAGATGGTTGATGTACTTCATATCCGGAAGATTCAGTCCGATTTCCCCGGTGTCCCACACCCAGGTCAGCTTCTGCTCATCGTTTCCGGAGAGCATGGTCCAGATCCCGCCATTTTCGTCCACGCCGTAAAGCTGGTTATTGTGGCTGGCAAAGGCCATGGCGTGGAAGCTGTCCTCCCGGTGCCACAGCTTTTTCGCCGTATCCCATACGAAAAGATGCCACCCGCCGTCCAGATCCATCATGCTCACGTAGTATTTGTTGCCGTGAGCCCCCGCAACGGCATTGGAGTAGTGGACGTTTCCCAGGCAGTAGCTGATCTCCGTGGGAAGGCTACCGTCGTAAGCGCACACAGCGGTTCCTGCCTTGTAGTATAGGATCTCGTTCACAATGGCAAGGCTCTTGTGGCTGCCCTGCTGAACGCCTCTGCAGGCCGTGGTCTGCACCTGGAAGTTTGCGGGAATGCTGCCGTATACCTTGTGGAAGCAGTTTTCCTTGAAGAAGATGGGGTATCCCATGTGGGTGATGGCGCCGGTGAAGGGACCGTCGGTACCCAGGCTCACGATGTAGCTGTCGGTAGAAAGCTGCAGAAAGCTGTTCCAGTTGCGAAAATCTCCCAGTTTGCTGCAGTAGATTTCATTCACAAATTCCCCGGCGGCGTTCATGCCGTACCGGCAGCCCCATAGCCGGTTGCCGCTCTCGGTCACGAAGTCCATTTCCGGCATCCGCCGGCTGATGGTAATGGGTGTGCTCTGGCTCTGGGCTCTGTCCAGGAAGCCGATCACAACGATGTAGTCATCCTCCGCTGCCCACAGCGCCATGGTGCCGTTCAGGTCCGTCAGGCTGTCAATGGTAATGCCGCTGATGGTAACGCCGTCATGCTCCTGAAAGCCCTTGCCGATGTCCTGAGCGTCGATCCGCACATAGGTGGTAGCGATGCTCACCCACTGGCTGGAGGTAGCGGACCATCGCTTCAGGCTGTGCGTTTCCTCGGAGGTGTCGATCCAGTAGTCGCCGTTTCCGGGATTTTCCGGTACCGTGTCGCTGCTGGTTGCCCCTTCAATCACCTCACCGCTCACATTGCTCATGGTGAAGGTGGCTTCCCCGGCGGTAACCGTCTGGTTCTCAATCTCGCCCCGGTCCTCCGGCTGTGCGGTGTTGATGTATTTCCGGTCCGGCAGGATGATTACGAATGCGCCCATGCTGACTAAGGTCTTTTCCCCGTCGGTAAGGCCCATTTCATACCGGTCATCCCCCATAACAAAAGCGCTGCCGTCAGTGTAGCAGAGCTTCTCCTTTGCGATAATGCCGCCGATGGCCGGTACCTGGCGGTATACGCCTCTTTTCTTTCTGGGGGAGAGCACCGGATAAAGGTCAGATGTCATATTCTGCATCTCCCAGGCTTCCCCGTCTCCGATTCTCAGGTTATGGTTGTAGCCCCGGAAGGTGTCGATCATGCTCCGCTCCACGGAGCGGTAGGGAAGCTGCGGTCTTTTCATGCCATGCCTCCCATCAGAAGAAGAACCTTTTTGCCCTTACCTTGGGCATATGGGTCCTTCCGTACCATGCCTTGAACGCTTCGTACACGCTGTTGAAGAGGATGATGCCGGCATTGTAGCTCTGGATCTCGCCGTTGTGGTAATCCACCATTGCCTCCATCCATCTCAGATATATCTCATCAAAGGGAGCCTCCACCAGCAGCTCCTTCTGCAGATCGTCTTCGCTGTAGCCGGTAAAGGCTTCGTCGCTTCCGCCCTCATGGACATCGATGACCTCCGCCATAACGGTGGCGTCCAGGGTAGAAAGCCATTTCACTTTTTCCGCCGGTCCGTAGGTATTGAATTTCAGGTTGTCCAGCTGGCTGATCGCCTCGATCACTTTCATTTTATCGCCTCCTATAAAGAAAGCGGGGAGCGCATCGCCCCCCGCCTCGTCTTACTGCTGCGCCGCAGCAAGCATCATATCGATCTGTTCGTCCTGCTTCTGCTGTGCCTGCTGGCTGCGCTGGATCTCCTCAGCGATGTGCTTGGGGACCATGCTTCTCTTGCCCTTGGGCAGCAGATAGTTGACGCCGTTCACGCTCACGAACAGGTTGGGATCATCGTTGCCGATCTTTGCCGGGACGTAGATCTCCACCCGCTCCTCAGCGGTTTCCTTCTTCTTTGCTTCTGCCATATTAACCTCCTAAAAGTCAGGTCATCGCGAAGGGCGCAGCCCTGTGGCGATCTCCCGGTATTTTCTTCAGGGATATTTCCCCCGGTATTTTCTTCAGGAGGGGGTTTCCCCCCTCCCTCAGCTTATCAGTTGGCTGCGTCGATGGCGGAGTAGCTGGACGTGCTCATCACACGCAGCACCCGCTCGGGGTACAGGATGGTGGCGCCGTTGGTCTCCAGCTTGTAGCCGATGGTGCTGAACTGGTTCAGAGGGCCGCCGATTTCGCTCTTGTCGTGGATGATCATCTCCAGAGCGCCGCCCTCGGGATCGATGATGCCGAAGGCCTCCTTGCCGAAGAAGTAGGTGGCGTAGGTGGCTCCGCCGGCCTTGTTCACGTATGTGCCCGTCAGCACGGGAGCGAAGACGTTCTCGATGAAGCGGCAGCCGTGGAGCTCACCGATCTCACCGTTGTAGATCTCACCGGGCTGAGCGTACTTGTGGGCCTCCACCCATGCCTCGCTCTTGCGCAGGTCGTAGGCAACGCTGGGATGGATCACGGCGTAATACTTGCCGTCGATGGTGGGCACCCGGTCCTTCTTCATCTTGGTCACGGCCTTGGCAACCATGTCGGGAGTCAGGAGAGCCATAGCGGTGGTGCTGGCCTCCATCGCACTGGGTGCGGTGGGGGTAGAAGCCACAGCGCCGGTAGCCAGGGTGATGTTGTCGCAGTACATCACGTTGGTGTTGGTCAGCAGAGCGTCCCGGATCAGGGTCTCCTGGGTCTCGGAAGCGGAAGCGCCCATTTCCTCGGTGGCGCCCAGGATCACGTCATCGTAGGCGTGCAGCTCCAGCTGATCGGAAACGGTGGCGTAGGTACCATACTGGTTGATGGTGCCGGTCTTGGTGCTCATGCCGAACTTCTGACCGGTGGGAATCACGCCTTCCTGCAGCACATTAGCCTTGGCGAAGGTGTTCCACTTGCGCCATTCCACGGTCTTACCGCGGCCTGCGGGCAGGTTCTGCTTCTTGGCGAACTGAGCGTAGAACATCTCAACCCGGGCATTCTCCAGAAGCTCGGTGTCGTAGAAGGTCTTCAGTTCAGCCGCCAGGGTGTTGGTGGTGTCAAAGGCGGTCACCTGACCGCTGTAGGCGTTCACATAGCCGCCGGTAGCGTTCACTAAATTGCCGGCATCAGCAAAAAGCTGGATAAAATCAAACATAAACATACTGTATCTCCTCCTTGAAACATACAAAATTACAGGTCATCGCGAAGGGCGAAGCCCTGTGGCGATCCCCTAGTCCATCCGGTCATCTCCCCGGATAGATCTTCTGTCCTTTCGCCGCCGCGGCGTAGATGGAGGCTTTCAGGGCCTTCCGCTCTTCCTTGGTGGCTTTCTTGTAGTCAAAATGTGTCACAGAAGGAGCCTGTGCGCTGCCGCTCTCATCCGGTCTGCGTGCGTTGGACCTGACGGCGTTGGACATCTGCTTGGCCGTCTGCTCCGCTATCACCTGGGCCTGGGCCTGCTGGATATCCTTGCGGTGAACGGCATAATAAGCGTCCTCGACGCTAAGGCCGATCTTGGGGTCAGTAATCCGCGCGAAAACGGGATTCTGCAGCTCTGCTCTGAGATCGAAACCGGGATACTGGGCTTTCAGTGCCTGTGCCTGCTGCTCAAGCCTCTGTAAATGCTCCACATTCTGGCGCTGCTGCATGGAGATCTGCTCCTGCCGCTGATAGCGCTGAAGGTCCATTTCCTGCTTCACAAGGGTCTTGGCCACATCCTTGGGAACGTTCAGCTCATAAGCCTTGTCCTCATATAAGCTGTCATCGTCCAGGATTTTCTGGTTAAGGGCCTTGTAGTCACGCTTCTGAGAATCCAGTCCATGCTTATTGAACAGCACTTCCAGGCAAGGTGCCAATATATCCATGGCCTCCTGGGCAGCCTTAAAGTTGCGCACTCTGGACTGAACCGTGCTCTGCATCTCCTTGTTGTATTCCGGGTCTTTCATGATCTCCTCCCAGGTCATTCTGGGAGCTTTCTCTTCTGTGGGGGGCGCTTCCTGTGCAGCGGCGGCCTGCTCCGGCTGCTCCTGGCTTACCTCGGCCGGCTTCGCCTCGGTCTGCTTCGGAGCGGTACGGTACGCCCGGTTCTTTCTGATCTTGTCCTCGGGAACCCCCAGCTCCCGAAGCCTCTGCTGCCCGGCGTCGGCAGAATTTTCGCCCGTTGCGGCAGCGCTGCCCTCTCCACCGGCTGCTGCTCCGGAGCCACCGGAGCCCTCACCTGCGAAAAGCTGCAGAAGCCACCATTTGTTGTCAAGCATTTCTTTGCCTCCAAGCATTTATTCTGTGGGTTGGTACAGGGCCCACGACTCCCATGCTCTGTGCCAATCATATCAAAGCCCGCTGCGGTTTCTCTATACCCGCACCGTCAAACAACCCGGTCATTGCGAACCAGTGCGCACACTGGTGTGGCAATCTCCCGGATATATCTGCCTACCCCCGCACCTCATACCGGATATGCTCCGGATACTGGTTAGCCAGGGCGTCAAAGCCCACGCACACGCTGTTGAATACCTGCTCCACACTCTTGCGGTAATTGCACCTGGGTGTGCACTGGATCATGGCGTCCCCACTCTCCAGATCAACGATGGGGTTCATCACGTAGCCCATCTCCGCCATATAGCGCACATTGGTTGCCAGGGTAACCGCCAGAGTGGAAGCCCCGGCGCAGATCAGGTCCTTTCCCGGCTCACCGCTGTGGGCATGGCCCTTGATCCTCACCCGGCAGTATTTCTTCCAGTAGCTCACCTCGATCATCTTCTGCGCTCCTCCTCAGTCCTGACCACCTTGCCGGTGCTGGGCTGAGTAGCCTCGTTGGCCCGCTCTCTGGCATTGCGGACGATTCCGTGCTCCTTGGGCTGAATACCCTTGATGTTGTCCCCCTGGGTCAGGCTGATATTTCCGCCTCCTCCGGGAGCTACGGGCATTGCCGCCACACCCATCTGCTGTGCCTGCATCATCAGCTGCTGGGCCATCGCGGGATTCACCTGGGCCATAGCCTGAATCGCCAGCGGCAGCACCTGCTGCAGCAGCTGCATCATGCCACCCATACGGCTCACCTTCTGCATCAGCTCGTCCTTGCCGTCAAAGTCCATCATCTCCAGGCACATCATGGTCTGGTCTGTCAGCTGGGGATTGAAGAAGCCCATCTTGAAAAACTGCAGCGCCAGCTCATTCTGGCTGACTCTGGTGTATACGTTCTTCTTCTGAGCGCTGACCTTGATGTCGAATTCCGGCTTCCTAAATCCCATATCCTGGCCGAAGGCCATTCCCTGGGCAACGGGCAGCAGTCCACTGTTGGAGTAGGTGACAAACTGCTCCTGGCCCATCTCGCCCGTGATCCGAAAGGTCCTGGGCACATCGTAAAACTGCCGGATCAGCTCCACCACCATCTTGCAGATGCGGCCAAAGGCCCGGTAGCTGGTCTGGGTAGCGTCCCGGCTGCCCTTTCCGCTGGCCTCCTGAAGCGCGGCGATGGCGCTGGCCGCTGTCACGCCGCTGGCGGTGCCGGTGCTGGTCTCCGTGTTGCCGGTGGTCTCCCGCAGCTCCTGGATGCTTCTGTCCAGCATATTCACATATACACCCGGCAGCTGATTGAAGTTGATCTGCCGCAGGCTCGCCTCGTCCACACTTCCGTTCACATGGACAATGGGCTTGCTCAGGTCCAGAAACTCCCCTTCGTTTACGTTTCCGTCCTGCCGGCTGAAATACCGGGGCACAGCGCCCACCATGGCGTTCTTCACGAAGGCGGTCTTCATCAGATCGATTTCCGTCTGAGGATTCCGGCACACTTCCACATAGCCGTAGCCGCAGGGACTTCCCTCGATGGGGTACAGCGAATCGAATACGTAGGGATAATCTCCGTGATCGTAAAGGCCGGTCACCGCCATAGCCTCCCCAATAGGCTTGCCCATATCATCGGTCAGCGCTTCCTGCTCATTTTCGGTGGCAAACAGCACCTGATCGCCCACATACTTGCAGTAGTGCAGCACCTTTCTGCCATCCACCATCCGACGGTAGTAAACCTCGATCACGGTAGCCTTGTTCTCGGTCTTCACGCTGTCATCGTAGAGGAATTTGCTGCTGACGAAGCTGCTGTCCTTCAGCTTGCCCTTCAGCTGCGGGTATCTCTCCTCCAGCACATCCTTGTCCTGCAGCTCCGTGTGGAAGAAGTAGCGGCTCTTCTGGATATCCGTCACACCCGGCTCCCAGTAGAGATTCAAAAGGTTTACCCTGGTGATTCCCACATCGCCCAGGCCGTTCAGCTTATTCTTGTCCCAAACGATCTTGTAGGCGCCGGTGCCGGTCTTGCATTTCTGCCATTGGGCATCGGAGTATACCTGCTCAAAGCCGTTCTCGTCCAGAATGCAGGGCACCACGGCGCTCAGCATCTTGGCCTCCTGTCTGTCGCTTGCCTCTCTGGGCAGGAAAATGGGCTCCGGGAACGCCTCCATGGCGTCAGCGTGTTTGCTCACGATCACGTTGTGCAGCCATGCGCTCCGGGCGGCGAAGGCCCCGTCCTGTCCCACATTGGTCTCTTTCTGCTCTTCTCTGGTGTTTCTCAGCTTCCACCAGTTTTCGGAGCTGATGATCCTTTCCTTTGTCAGGTGAAGCCCGGAGTTGTATTCCCGCAGAATCAGGGTAAATTCCCGCAGCCGCTCTTCTCCGATGGCCGCCATCACAGGCATATTCCCGGTCTGAGCGTCCACCTGACCACCCGCCCCGGGCATCTTATCAAATTCCATACATTCTCCTTTCAAAAAACCTTCCCAAAACGGTCATCGCGAACCAGCCCGCAGGCTGGTGTGGCGATCCCCCCGTCAGAGGAACCGCCCCTACCTCCGCTTCGTAAACTGGTTCAGCGGGCAAAATAGCGGTCATCGCGAACCAGCCCGCAGGCTGGTGTGGCGATCCCCCCGTCACCTCCGCTTCGTAAACTGATTCAGCGGGTCATTCAGGTAAACCTTCTGCTCCACCGGCCTGATCGGCGTAATGGGCCTTGCCATGCACATATACCGCCATTCGTCGGCGATGTGGTCCTCCAGACTGGTGTCCAGGTCCTCCACCTTGTGCTCGTCATACATCATCAGCGGAATGGTCCTTATGAACCCCTTGCAGTTGTCGAAGATGTAGCACCGGGAGCGCCCCTGCTCGTCGAACTGGAGCCGGTAATGGCATTGCATCCAGCCTGCGATCCGCTCATGGTCACCCGGGTCAAAGTACAGCCCGTATTTGGCAGCGGTGTCAGCGATGCTGTCGCCCCGGCTGGCGTCCCAGATGGCCGGGTCTGCCACGCCCATGATCCGCTTGCCTCTCAGCCACGGATGCTCTCTCTCGATTCTGGCGATCTCCCCGAACTGCTGGTCCGGCGTCCATTTGGTGCCCTCGTTGGGCGTGCCGGTGCAGCCGTACAGCTCCAGAATCCGGTATAGTGTCCCGTCGTAGTCGATGGCCCACCATGCGCAGGAGAAGGGCTTGGCATAGCCGAAGTCGTAGCTCCGGTAGATCTGCCAGCCTCTCCTGTTGCCAGCGTTCAGGTCCAGGGGAGGGATCACGTGGGTCCATAGCCCTCTCTCCCTGGCCTCCTCCACGCTGATTCCCGCCTGATGGCATTTCTGGGCATCCGGATCTGTCCGGAAGTCCTCGAAGAACTGTCCCTCGTAGATGTCCCAGCGCCCGTAGAGCCATGCCTCCCGCAGCTTCGGCGGCAGTGCCTCCAGCTGCTTGATGTAGTCCGGCTGGCGGGCCATCAGCACTTTGTTGTCCGTCACCAGACTCTGAATGAAGACGTAATCGTCAGGGTCCTCTCCGTCCTCATACCGCCGGTCGATGAACAGTCTTTTCATGTACCCATGGCCCACGCCGCCGGGGTTAAACGTGTAGTAGATCCGCTTCGGAAAGTCGTTGACGCCACGCACACACGCCGTGATCTTTTTGATCCATTCCTCCCGCAGGTTTGTGGCCTCGTCCAGGAATATCACGTCATATTCGGCGCCCTGGTATTGGTCCAGGTCACTGTCCGCCGCGCAGTAGCCGAATTTGATGGTGCTGCCGTTGGGGAAGAAGAAGCACTTTTCCTGCTTGTTGTATTTGGCGATGCCGTGCAGCTCCTCCCGCAGGGTGTTGATATGGTTTGCGATCAGCTCCGGGTAGGTCTTTCTTACGATCAGCTCCTTGATCCCCGAAAACCGCAGCGCCAGCAGCTTGGCCTTCAGCCGCACCACCCAGCTCTTGCCGCCCCCTCGGGCCCCGCCGAACCCCACGTGTTTTGCGTCCGCCAGTAAAAAAAGCTCCTGCTTCTCGCTGGGCGGGTCAATGATCAGCCTTGGCATCCTCCACCTCCTCCCGCCCCTTCGGGCTCATTCTCACGGGTTGGGGTTATTTCGGGCGTGTGCCAATGGTAATATTGGTATATTCTTCACCCCAAATTACATAGAATCGCACATACCCTTCACCAGATCTCACGAGCCAGGGAATCATGTATCCTCCATCTACAACATCTTCAATGACAACATTGAACATATCTTTCGTTGCCTGTTCAGCAGTCACAGCATTCCCAGTCAGATCGTCTGGAATACCGCTGCAAAATAATGCTCCCATCCGTCACCCCCTCGCAGGCCACGGTGCGGCGCCCGTCATCGTATCGATAAAACGGGCAGCCAACATCTGCCTGAATATAAGAGCCGCCCGCCATAGGCTATCCGCCGATACCGGCGTCCTCGTCGGCCCATTTCTGAATCAGCTTGAAATGGTTTCCCGGGGCTGCGCCGTTTTTGATAATGAAATCAGCCAGCTTCCTGACATAGTGATCGAACATATCTACCCCCAGTCTGTCCAGCAGGAGATCAAATTGGAAAGGCGTCAGCTTCACAACACCCTTGCCCAGCTCTCCTTTGATAAATTCCAGTTTATTCTCTCTGGCCGCAGCAGCATCCGGCGCGTCAGCGCCATCGGGATGGTCTGTGCCTGTCGCTGCTGCTGTCGATGTAGATGTATATGAATATGTGGATGTGGATGAAGATGTCGATGGAGATGTGGATGTCGGTGTAGATGTCGGTGTAGGTGTAGATGGATAACGAAAACCATCGACCGTTAACGGGCCGTTATCGGTCGGTATCGGGCCGTTAACGAAAACACCGGGCCGGTATCGGCCGTTATCGGAAGAGGACCTCCATTTCCGCTCCTCCTCATCCATCTCCAGCCAATCCTCAAAGGCGATCTTCGGCAAATTGTAGCCGTTTCTTTTTTTGCAGAACGAGGCGTACTGCCGCTGCGCTTTTGAGTTCTCGTAATTGTCTCCGTCCTTATCGAGTCTCGGCTGAATAAAGCCCCATGCCATACCCAGCATCCCATCAAACTCCGGAACCACGCCAAACTCTCCGTATTCCAGAATGGCATCCAGAAGCCTTCCCTTATCCTCGTTGGGAAGCCAGGAAAGAGGCTTCCGGATATCAAAATAGATCATAATGCCAGGTCTGGCCATGGCTCGTCACTCCCTTCCGCAGGCCGTAACCCGGCAATCCGGCGGCACACATCGTCTCACTTTGTTGATAAAATGTCCCTCATGGCTGGTACTGTCGCTCAGGTGCAGCAGGTAAAGCTCCCGGCAGCCCCTCAGATCCATCCGCTTCAGGCAATCGCACAGTTTGTCGATCTCCATGTGGGTGTTTGCCACCCGCTTGCGGACTTTCTCCGGCATCCGCTGGCACCGCTCCAGAATCGCCTTATCGAAATTGGCTTCCAGCGCCAGCATCCCCGCTCCCGGGAACCGATAGGGAAGATTCACTGTGTCAATGGCATATACCAGCACATCCCCGTCCTCCCGGCTCCGGATCACAAATCCCAGCGGCTCCAGAGCGTCGTGGAAGGTCTGAAACGGCATGATGTCCATGGTCCCCACCTGAAATTGCGTTCCCGCTTCCATCCCATGGGCCAGCTCCAGCAGCTTTTCAGGCAGCTCCAGCGCCTCCGCCGTCCCGCTTGAGAGGTATACATCGAATCCGCAGCCGATCAGCTTCTCCGCGCACCCGGCATGGTCCTTGTGCTCATGGGAGACCAGGACCCCCTGGACCTCCGTCAGCCGGAAGCCCAGAGCCTTGCAAAGTTTCTTGTAAGTAACGCCGCATTCGATCAGCAGCTTTGTGCACCCATCGTCAATCAGATAAGCATTCCCGTGCGATGACGAGTAAAAGCTCTCAAATCTCAAAACGGCGCACCTCCCAGGCTCCCCTTAGAATTTCCGGTCATCGCGAAACCAGTGCTCACACTGGTTGTGGCGATCCCCCCGTTGGTTCCACACAGCGCCTGACTGCCCTGAGAGGGCTCCACCGCCACATCCGTCACCGGCGCATGATCCTTCTGATACTGTGTAGATTTCATGATCTGCTCCCGGGTCCATTCCGGCAGCTTTTCAAAGAGGGCATCATCCCACTTTTCCATATCCCAGGTGTACATCTCCGTGCGGCTCTGAGGCACCGGCATCCCTCTGGGGATGGGCATCAGGTTCGCCACATTGCTGTATTCCTTGGTCTCGTTCAGCACCACCTGAAGCTGGCAGGCCTTGCCCAGCTGGTCGAAGATATCCAGCTCACCAAATTCCTCGTCAGAATAGCTCCGGCTGTTCCAGCTCTCCAGAAAGCCTCTCAAAGAGCCCTTCTTGCTGATGGAGAGGGTAAATTCCTTGCTCAGCTGCCGCTCTTCTTCCTTGCCCTCAATGGTGATGGTTTCTCCCGGCAGTGCCCATACAAATTTGACCTTGTTGGAATAGCTCTTGAATTTCTCGCTGTACTGCTCTCCCAGGTCAACAATGCCGATGCAAACGGCCATGTAAACACCCGGCTCCACCGGAGGCGCCTTGGGCTTTGCACGATCTTTTATTCTCATACCATTCTCAGCTCCTTATCCTCTTCGCTTACCACCAGCCGGATCACCTGGCTGCGGCAGTCTTCCAGTCTCGTCACCGCCTCCGCGTTATCCACGAACAACGGCACACTCACGCCGTAGTGGCGGCTCAGGGCATTGATGATGTCGATACCAACATTGATCTTCATGCCGTTGTTCAGTCCCACATAGGGAACACCGTTCTGCTGGGCGTCGCACCGCTCCTCCAGACCTCCGTTGGCCTGTTCCCGGAAAAGCCGGAAGGATGCCAGCCGGAAATGGTCGTTCACGCTCTGCTCCACGAACCGGCACTTGAACCGCACAAAGTCCTCCATGGCGTATAGCATCTTATCGATGGCCTCCAGCGCCTCCGAGGCGTTTTTCATGTCCGCCTTCAGCTCACCGATGCGCTTCTGCAGGGTGTCCCGGTAACCCTTCCGGGCCATCTGCTCCCAGATATCCCGCAGCTTTTCGTTCACGGCGTCCAGCTCCGCCTGCTTGCGGCTTCTCACCTCACCGCTCCGCTCCGTCAGGCTCCGGATCTCCTCCTGGATGTCCCAGATCTTGTCCTCTGCCTTTTTGAGCAGCATCTGGTAGTCCGGCATATCCTCGATCTTGATGGCCTCCGCGGCCTTGATCTGGCTTTTCAGACTCTCGATCTCCGCCTTCTTGGCCTGAAGCTCTTCTTCCCGCTCCATCAGCTCACCCTGGGCGTCCTGAATCCGCTCCTTGATCCGCTCAGCCTCTCTCTCCAGGCCGGCAAGGTTTGCCTGCTTCTGGGTCTCAAACCGTTCTGTGGCGCTCTTGAGCTGCTCAAAGGGGAGAGCCTGTCCGCAGCTGGGGCAAATGCCGCCGGTAAAAGCCTCGCCGTTTACCTTCACCCATCTGTCCCGGGTCCCCTGCAGCTGCTCTTCATACCGGCTGATGGTCCGCTTGGTCCTGCCGATGGCGCTTTCGATGACCTCCATGCGAACCTCTTCCTGCCGAAGTCTGGCCGGAAGCTGGCCCTTGTCATTGGAGAAGCTCCGCTGGCCGTCCCGGTAGATCTCGTTGGCCTTCACCACCTGATCCCGCTCCATCTTGGCAGAGCGAAGGTCCAGCCGCTTGCCCTGCATGGCGCTGTCATGGTCAATGGCGATCAGGTCGCTGCTTAAGGCATCTCTCTGGGCGGTTAGCTCCGTTTCCTGGGCCTTCAGGGCATCCTCGTCGATCAGGGCTGTATTTTCCAGCTGCCGCTGGCATTCGCTGATTCTGGCGGGAGCGTCATCCCTTACGCCGGTCAGACCACGCTTCTGGTGCAGCAGCTTTGCCTTGTATTCGGCAATGGTCAGCTTTCCCATGCTCTCCCGGAGCTCGTCGAAGCGCTCCTCTTTTTCCATAACCTGAGCATCCGTCAGGCATCCGGCCATATCAAAGAGGACGCTTCTTCTGTCCTGCCATTTCATGCCGGCGGCAAACCAGCTTACGGATGTAAGCATCCGGAAAAGGTCCTCCGGGCACAGCTCCTTCACCTTTGCGTCGAAGGCGTTCTTCTTGCTGGGCACACCGTTCACAAAGTAATCGCTGACGTTTCCGTCATAGCTCAGCTCGGAGCTTCCACGCCGGGTGGTCCATACCTCCCGCAGCGTCCGCTTCAGGGTCACTTCCTCCCCGTCGCAGGTAAGTACAGCCTCCACCGCCGTGATGGCCTCATGATCCTTAACCTGTCCGTCCGCTCCCAGCGGCTTCAGATCGATGCTCTTCTCTCCGTTGCCAAGAGAATCTTTGCCGAAAAGCAACCACGTCAGAGCGTCATATACGCTGGTCTTGCCGCTGGCATTGTCGCCGTAGATACTCCGGTCCTCACCGGAAAAGTCCAGATCCAGCGCAGCATGGCATTTGAAATTCTCCAGCCGCAGCCGGTCGATTCTGATATCCTTCATAGCTTGATTTTTGATCCTTTCTGTGCTACAATAGCACCATCCATTGAGGGAATCGCTCTAAGGCTCTCCCCATGGGAGAGCTGGCAGCCGTCCAGGCTGACTGAGAGGGTATCCCCCGCATCTTCCTCACACCGCTTTCCGGTCTCGCACACCGGAGAGCGGCTTTTTTATTAAACCGAGTCATCGCGAAGGGCGAAGCCTTGTGGCGATCCCCCGGTCATAAGGCTATTTGCCAGTTTCTCCGCCTTCTTCCTGGCACGGCTCTTGCGCTGGCGCTCTCTGGCAGCGGCGTTGTAGGCTTCCCGATCCCGTTCCCGGTATTCTGCCTGCTGCGCCCTGATCGCTGCCCGGTTTTCCCGGTAGTATTTGGCGCAGTAGGAAGCCACCTTTTCCTTGTTCGCGGCCCGCCACTTCTTCTGGTATTCATTAACATGGGCCTTGTGGGTCTGCCGGTACTTCCGGTTGGATTCGCTCTTGGTCACTGCTTCGTCCCCCTTCCGAGAGCCGCGCAGCTGATCGCCAGCGCAGTCACGCCAATGGTGGTATCGATGAGCCCCTGAAGGATCATAGCCACCAAACCTCCGCCCACCAGGATCAATCCCGCCCAGCAGCTCATCCGGCGGCCAGCATCTGCCCTCTCAGCCTCCAGCTGCTTCTTCCGCTTGGCTTCCTGTTCCCGGCGGTATTCCTCGACGCTGTCCATATCCAGGTACTTGCCCCTTCCTTCCTCACTGATCATCGCTATTCTCCTTTCATAAGCCTTTACTGGCTTCCGTTTCTCTGCGTAGAACATCCTTGTTGCTATCGGCCCAGTTCATAACGATTTTGGCCCATAGCCGGTCCTTTTCTTCCTGGGTCAGCGGTCTGACTATCCGAGGCTCGCCGCTGCCATCTCTCGCGATAACGATAGGCATATCATTCTCCTTTCATGCCAGCGGCTTCGCTGACATATCACCCCATCAGGAAGCGGATCAGCTTCTCAGCATCAGCCAGAAGTTTGCCGCAGCCGTTCTCATAGGGATCGGTGTTGTAGGGGCAGACCTTGCAGTACTCCCCGGCATCATCCCGACTGCAGATGTGCAGCCACTTGCTGACAGTCTCCGCATCAGGCATATCCTGATGAACGATCACACGGTTTTCATTGAATTCCATAACGCTCCTCCTTATTAATCGATTTCAAAAACACATAAACCTCCATTGGTAATCCTTTCCGTCCAATTTATCGGACAAGCGATGTGCTACCGTTGGAAGGCAAAGACTCAACGAGTTCCTGTAATGCCTTCCAAAACTTCTCCTGAGCCCCAGCGGGCTCCCGGTGGCCATTTAGCACCATACTGACATATTCTCTGGTCAACCCCATGTGGTCAGCAAGCTGCTTCATGGATATCTTGTACTTGTGCATCTGCCCAACAAGATCCGCCGTCCATTGTGCAAGCATACAAATTTCAACCCCTTTCAAATCATTTGTTGAAAAATGTAAACTTTCGTGTTATCATAAAAGCGCCAACAAATACGACGCACTCAGTTCACAGTTTTCAACTTGTACCCCTATTATAGTTTACGGCTTTCAACTTGTCAACGGGGTTTGTTGAATTTCGTGAACTTTGTCGTTATGCACAAATTTACAGGGGTGATATTGTGTTCTATGATAGATTTGTTTTCCTCTGCTCCAAGAAAGGGATCTCGCCCAGCAGAGCAGCTGTAGAAGCCGGACTTAGCAAATCTCTTGTTACAAAGTGGAAGACCAACCGTACTGATGTTCCCTCTCCCGATGTACTCCGGAAATTGTCGAAATACTTTGGTATTCCTGTTTCTGAGCTGATCGACGAAGAGGAAAAAGAAAAGCCCCTCGTCAATGATGACGAGGAGCTTACGGAGTATCTCGAAATATTGAAAAACCGCCCCGAAATCCGGATGCTGTTTCAGCTTTCCAAGGATGCTACTAAGGAGGACGTGGAAAAAGCCGTCCGGATCATTGAGGCCCTGAGAAAGGACTAAACCATGAGCCTGGGAGATGTGAATATCCGATATGTTTCCCTTCCCCATTCTGTACGGGCTGTAACCTTGCCCAGCAGTGATGGTACATTCGATGTCTATATCAATTCAGATCTCCCGGAAGAACTTCAGCGAAAAGCCCTTCGCCACGAGTTGGAACACATCAGACGGGACCACTTCTACGACCCACATTCCGTCTGGCGAAACGAACAGGAGGCGGGATAGGTGAAACGGATCATATCAGCTTTGATCTGCATCTCTATAATGCTTTCTCTTCCTCAGACTGCCCACGCCCACCCCGGCAAGACCGACAGCGCCGGCGGACACACAGACCGCTCTACCGGCGAATACCACTACCACCACGGCTACGAAGCCCACAATCACTATGACATGGATGGCGACGGGATCGTTGACTGCCCCTATGATTTTGACGATCAAACAGATCATGGCAGCGGCTCATCCGAAAACTCCTCATCCAGTAGTTACGTATACGATCAGCCATACACCAAATTAACCGCTCAGCCAATCGTAATAACGACAGAAAGCAAAAAAGCAGAAGAGGTGAAGCCAGTGCCGCATTGGGTGTATTGGGTTTTTGTCATCATGGCAGCGGCTTTGTTCGGATTGATCTGCGCCGTCCGGGGAAAGAACGCGGAAATCGAGGCAATGCAAAACAGGCACTATAGCGAACTTGCGGAACTGGGAAAAAAGCACGAAAGAGAACTTTGTGCCGAACGGGACAAAACAGAAAGAAACCTTTCAAAAAAGTCAGCGGCAGACAAAGACTTAGCAGAAGCAAATGATCGCCTGTTGAAAATAAAAAGCGAATACCGCTCAGTTTCCGAATTGTTAAAGTCAGCCAGGAAAGATCTTGAAGATGCAAAGAAATGCAGAAAGATGTATATATATGCTCCTCCCGATGTCACATTTGCAGAGGATGGAATGCCTATATACTGGAAACCAGACAAAAACAAGCCATACGGAGACTATACCGTATACATCTCCATCAGATCGAATGTGTACCACACTAACCCCCATTGCGCTTCCTACACATCGCGCCAAGCGCACCTGTTCGACGTGATGGACCATATGAGCCCCTGCAAAAAATGTGCAATAAATGCATTTAATTTTGAAAGTGTACCGAATTGGTTTACAAGAAAGTAAAAAATACCCCCCGGTGCTGTAACACCGGGAGGCCGTGCAACCCCACCCAACCAATCACGAAAGGGGAGATCTGCCCTTTTATGGTAGCATCCCCGGAAAGGAAAGTCAATGGCAAAAAGAATCCCGGGCGCATTTATCTGCGCCAGATACTCCACAGATAACCAATCCCAGGACTCCATTGAGGTTCAGGCAGAAGCCTGCGCCAAATGGTGCGCTCAGCACAGTGTCCAGGTCCTCGGCATCTTTGCGGACGAAGCAGTTTCCGGCATGAAGGAGACCCGCCCTCAGTACGAAGAAATGATGCGCCGCCTCCGCTTAGGAGAAGCCACCATGGTAGTCATCTATGACCAGTCCCGGCTCTTCCGCCGCATGACATCATGGTTTCTTTTCCGGGAAGAGATGACCTCTCTCGGAGTGAAGATCATCTCCGTCACCCAGCCGCTGGTGGGCCTAGACATCCGGGACCCTGCCAATTTCCTTATGGAAGGCAGCTCCGCCCTCTTCAACCAGATGTGGGCCTTGCAGTCCCGCCAGAAGACCATGGCGAAGATGCGCTTCATGGCGAGGAATGGACAGTACACAGGAGGCAAGCCCGCCCTTGGCTATGAGGTCGTTGACGGCAAACTCCAGATCTGCGAGGAGGAAGCCGCCGTTGTCCGCAGGATCTTCCGGGAATACGCAGATGGCCGCTCCTACCGGGACATCATCGCCGGTCTGAATGCTGACGGCATCAAGACCAAGCGGGGCAATGCCTTCGGCTCAAATTCCCTCCACGACCTGATGCACAATGAAAAATACATCGGCACTCTGGTCTACGGGCAGTCCCCCTATCGGGAGGACGGGACCCGGAATACCCACGCCAAGGACGGCGAGGACCCCATCCGCATAGAGGATGCCATCCCTGCCATCATCGATAAGGAGACCTTCCGAATCGTGCAGGAACGGATGGCCCAGAACAAGCGTCAGCAGGGCGGCAGACCTCCCAAGAACCGGGAATATCCCCTCCGAGGGAAAGTATTCTGCGCCGCCTGCAAGTCCGCAATGACCATCTCCACCTCCAAGGGCGAGTATTACTATTACCGCTGCACAGGAAAAAAGAGGCTGCACAACTGTGAAGCCTCCCCCATAAGCGTGGACCAGCTGGAGCGGACTGTTGCCATTGCCCTGCGAAATGTCCTCGGTGCCCCCAGCGAGGTTAACGGCCTGATCCGCATTCTCCGGGACCAGGCAGAGCAGATCACCGCAGGCTCCGTCGAACGCCTTGCTACCCTGCTGGAGCAGGAGCGGGAAATCCAGAAGCAGCTGGACAATGCCATAGATGCCATTCTCAGCGGCCTCACAAGCACCGCGCTGAAGGAAAAGATCACGGCCCTGGAAAAGCGCAAGGCCGAGATAAATGTGGACCTGAACGCCCTCAAGCGGTCTGTAGACGCAGCCTCCATCCCAGAGCATCGGCTCCGTGAGATTCTGGACTATATTATCCGCAGCGACAACGCTGCCTTGATGTCAATCGTCTACCGTGTAGAAGTCTCCGAAGACGCCATCACAATCTGGACCCTCCTGGACTCCGACCCCACCGGCCACATTGACACAGCCCAAGAAGGCGTGACAATAACTCCTGGTACCAGTTTCGCCGTACCAAAAAAGCAGATACCCATTCGGGTATCTGCTTTTTTGCTATGTCGTGGGACTCGAATAATTAATTCCAACAGCCCGGTGGGCTGTTGGGCGATGGGTAGGGCCCCATCGCCACCTTACGAGGTATTTCCCTCAGGAAATACCTCGGCAACGAGTCCCTTTCGTCCTGTTCCCCTTTTGAAACACCTTCTGTGCTTCCTCTTTTTTTGGTACGGCGAAAGGGGCGAGAATGATATAATGCGAATGTCCGGTGGACATTCGCTCGATCCCGGCTCGACGGGATCGACACCTTGACTATCTGGACGCCTCCATCGAGGAGCTCGAACGGACGGTCCAGGCGATCCCCGGCGACGGACGGGTATCCTGGGATGTGCTGGACCGGCT